AATGAGTGCGCATTGCGTGACTCCTTAATCAAGCCGCCCGCTAGCATAGGCTTCGATTCCGGCTTCCTTCAAAACATGCGCCATTGCTTGCGCGTGCTTAAGCTTGCGTTCATAGCTTTGATTGTGCGCGTGAATCCATATTTCCGCGCCGCCATAATAGCCGCGTTTCGCCCGTCCAGTTTTCAAAAGCCAATGGCCGAATCCTTTGTTTGCGGCTTTGACTCTAACCCATGCAAAGCCGCAAACGCCTTCGATAACCTTTTCTAATGGATTACCGTCGCAATCCGTAACAATCATTGCGCGCGGAGTCATATGGTCGCCCGCGGCATAACCGGCGGCGCTTGCTTCCGCCCAAAGCTTTTCAAAGGCGGAGTCACGGGCGGCGCGCGCGGCCTTTTCGTGCGCAATCTTTTCTTTCAGGCTTCCGAATTGCTTACTCATTGCTTGTTTCCTTTCATTGCTTCAACCGTAGCTTTCAATTCAGACAAGCGCCGCCAATAGATAGCGGCGGCGCTTAGGTAACCGGCGGCGCTATCGAAGCGCCCGGCCTTGGCGGCTTGCGCGGCCTTTTCCATTGCTAAGTTATAAAGGCCTTCGGTTTCTAGCAGAGTCATGCGGCGGCCCTTTCATAAAAGGCGGCTACTTCGGCGATAATCTCCGGCGCCATTGCAAGCGCCTTTTCGTGAACGTCTTTAATCGCCTTTTCCGTCGCTACGCGCTTTTCGCTTATCACGGTGCGCGCATAATCTTGGAAAATAACATGGCTTGCCCATGCGCCGTCCATTGTCGCCACGCTAGCAAAGGCTTGAACATAGCCGCCGCCCGTTTTCTTGGTGGAAATTGTGAGTCGGCGCTTTTCGCCTAGATTGAACCAAGACTCGGCTAGCCAGCGGTTAGCATAATCGCGGCGCATGGTATAGCTTGCGTTTTCCATAGCTTTGGCTCCCATTGCTTAATCAAGCGCGGCTTGGCGCTTGGCGATGCGCCCGCGCGTGGCGGGCGCACTAGCCAAGAGTCACGCCTTGCGGCTTTTCTCTAATGCGCCCGCAAAGCGCCCGCCATCCTCGCCGGAAACATGATCGAAAAGGTCAAAGGCGTCTTTGTAATAGATGACGCGCTTTTCGATTGGCTCATAGTCGCTTCGGTATTTTTCTTCCATTGCGTTAATCTGCTCGAGTACAGCCTTTTTAGTCTTTCCAACTAAACTGTAGGTTGGATCATTGTATAGCGGCGCAATCCAGTAAACTAACTTAGCCATTGCTTTGTTTCCCTTTGCGCGCCCGCGCGCGTGCGCGAGTCTGGATTTATCTTACGCCTGTCATTTGGCCATGCAAGCCTTTTTTTAGCTTGGCTATGAATATTTTGCGCCGCCGGGTGTCAATAAATTGACATGGCTCTAAAAGCCTCTAGGAAGGCTTAGGACGGGCTTGGCGCTTCGCGGCTATCTTGGCACCTAAAAAGCAATGTTCCCTATTTGTTCACGTTTCGCTTGTGCGTAACCTTTGCGCGGCTTTGGCTAGTGATTCCAGTGTGCTATAATCAAAGACACTGGAATCGCGGGGGTTTCTATGGATTGGCCGATTTACTTAGCCTTGGCTTTATTTGTCGCGCTTCCGGCGCTTGTGCTAGCGGCGGCTTGCGTGGCGGCCAGATTGGCAAGGCCGGAAGGCGAAGCCGGGCCGGAATGGAACGGCGCGCAAGATATAGACGGGCGCTTTAAGGGAAGCCGCCAATGAGCGGGCCGGAAAAGGCGCAAGCCGCAAAGCCGGTGAAGGCGGCCAAGAAAGGCGGGCGGAAACTATCGCCGGAAGAGAAGGCGCTTATGCGTCGGCATAGTGGCGCTGAATTGCGCGAAGCCTTGGCGGCTAATCTGCCACTAGCAAAAGCCAAAAGGCGAACCCCTGAAGCTATCCTTAAAACGGGAAGGCCTACTACGTACACGGAAGAAACCGGAAAGAAGATTCTGGACCTAATGGCGGAAGGAATGACGGTCACCGAAGCCTGCGATGCTTTAGGCTTGTATCGGGCTACTGTTTATAGATGGGCAGAAAGTAACCCCTCTTTTGCTTCCATTCTCGCACGCGCAAAGGGCGCTTTGGCCGAACACGCGTTCACGCAAGCCGCCACCGTCCCGCGTGAATTGTACGCGCGCGTATTAGCAGGCGAACAAATAGACGGCGCAACGGTAGCCGCGGCCCGACTCTATTCAGATTCAATGAGATGGTACGCGGAACGCCTGAATCCGGGCGCTTATGCAGCGCAATCAAAACAGTCTATCGAGCTAACCGGAAAGGACGGCGGCCCGATCCAAACGGCTTCGCTTGTTATCGATAGCAGGGCGCTAGCACCGGAAGCGCGCGACGCATTGCGTGCCGCACTAGAGGCCGCCACCAATGCGCCGCCAATGATCGAAGGCGAACTCGCAGAAGAATCAGACACTTAGCAGCATCCGCTCCGAGGGGAGGGGGAGGGAAATGCTAGGAAAATCAATGGGTTAAGGTACCCGACGCCAGCGACGGGGGAGGGAGGCGGGTAAAACAGGGCCGGCCCAAACCGAGGCTCCACCCCTCCCCGCAAATACCCCAAAATTCCTCCCCACTACTGCCCGCAAGGCAAATCAACACTTGCCTTGACACGGGTCCCCCTACGGTGTAGTTTGTGGAAACTGCATTTTGGTTTGGGTCCCCTTTTGGGTCCCTATAGCTGGGGGAAAAATCGTGGAAAATGTTACTGCTAAGGTAAAGGCGCGTCGTGGGTTTGCCGCTATGGACCCTGAGAAGCGTCGATTGATTGCGTCTAAGGGCGGCAAGTCTGTGAAGCCTGAGAACCGCAGCTTTAGCAAAGATAAAGCTTTGGCGGCACGGGCGGGGACGAAGGGTGGGAAGAACACCCCGGCTGAGAAGCGAGCGTTTGCCTTGGATAAGGCCTTGGCTGTTAAGGCCGCCAAGAAGGCGCGGGAGCGGCAGGATGGATAAACTTGCCTCCCGGCTGAATAAGGCGGTCACCCGTGCGGGTGGCGGGATTAACAACATGATTGCCGCCAAAGCGCTGAAGGAGCTTGGCTGGACGCATGAGCTTGCCTATCAGATTGAAATTTTGAAGCGTGAGCTTGTGGAGGAAACGCGCAGCCGGGAGCTAGCTGTTGCTAAGGCGTGGGAGTTTGCTGACCGGATTAAGGAGCTTGAGGCAGCGCTGCGGCAGATCGCTGCGATGACGCCTGACCCGGAGTTTGGAGCGTTTCCGATTGAAAGCGCCATTGATGTCGCCCGCGCTGCGTTGGAGAGGAAAGATGAACCACCGGCAAAGGTATAGGTTTGTCTGGCACTGGCGGCGAAGATGTCTGGAAGGCCGGTGGATACCTGTCGATCTGCTAATCCAATATCCAAATATAGCCAAGCCAACGGACAGGTTTGAACTCAGCTTTGATGAAATGACGGTGCGCCTTGCAAACGATCCTGCAACTCAACCCGCCAATACCATTAGTCACCCCGCGTGGGAAAGCTCTAGCTCACTTCCTGATTGATTACGGCGCAGAACATGATCTGCTCTGGGTCTGTTTTCAGGAGGACGGGGAGTGCTGGACATGGCGAAATCAGGAAATTCGCGCGGAGACAAACATAACTTTCGGAAGAAAGCCATGAATGATGAAGCTATCGCGCACGGCTGGCACCACACTTTTGGCTGGCTGCGCCGCACAGAGCTAGACACAGCTTTTGATGGGTTTGTGTATGAGGACGGAGACGGGGATTTAATTATATCTCAAGACCCCCGGCACGCTCTGGAGGCCTATTTGGATTGTTGGGAGGACGCCGCCACCGGGGAGAAATACCTAACCTTCAGCAAGCTTCCTCGCACTCGCAGGCGCAAAAATGCCGTTCCTTGAGATCGACGGGAAAAAGATCGACATCGAAAAGCAACTGATCGACATCGACAGATCAGATTGCGAAGATAGCCTATACAAGTTTCTAAAAGGTTCTTGGCGCTATATTGACGCCTCGCCCTTTACTGATGGTTGGCCCATCGAGGCCGTGGCCGAGCATCTCCAAGCCGTAGCAGACGGCGACATCAAACGGCTTATCATCAACATTCCGCCTCGCTGTGCGAAGTCGTCGCTGACCTCGGTGGCGTTCCCGGCTTGGGTATGGGCGCAGCCACGGCAATGGGACAGCCCAACGTCTGGCCCCGGCGTGCAGTTCCTTCATGCGTCTTACGCCCAACAGCTAGCCCTGCGCGATAGCGTCAAATGCCGCAGGCTGATCGATAGCCCGTGGTATCAGCAACGCTGGGGCGAACGGTTTAGGTTAACCGGCGATCAGAACACAAAGACAAGGTTCGATAATGATCAAAACGGTTCCCGGCTTTCGACATCGGTTGGCTCTGCTCTCACGGGCGAAGGCGGGTCAATCATCGTGGTGGACGATCCTAACGCGGCCCAAGAAGCGTTTTCAGAAGCCACCATCCAAACGACCATCGAATGGTGGGACTCAGCGCTTTCAACCCGTCTCAACGACCCTAAAACGGGCGCGTTCATTGTTATCCAGCAAAGGCTGTCGGAAGAAGACCTGACCGGCCACATCATGTCTAAAAATCAGGGGGAATGGACCCACCTCTGTCTCCCCATGCGCTACGAATGGCGCAGACACTCGGTCACACCCATCGGGTGGAATGACCCCAGAGGCGTCGATGCAGAGGGAACGCCCCTTGTCGATGTCGATGAAGACGGCAACCGCATCCCGATCAGCATCGAAGCAGAGGAAACTCTTGAAAAAAGAGAGGGTTTGCTCCTCTGGCCCGAGCGTTTTGGCGAACGCGAAGTCGCAATCTTGGAAAATCAGCTAGGCCCGTGGGCCGCTGCCGGCCAACTACAGCAACGCCCGGAGCCTAAAGGCGGCGGTATCATCAAAACCGACTGGTGGCAGACATGGGATTCACCAGAATACCCGCCTATGGACCTCATCATCGCGTCCCTAGACACCGCATACACCGCAAAAACAGAGAATGACCCCTCTGCCTTGACCATCTGGGGCGTCTTCTCAGGGGCAAAAACCACCTTTGCGGATAATTACGTCAATAGAAATCAAAAACATAAGGTTGCAGAAGCCCAATCCGCCCTCTTTGATGAGGCCGCACAGATCAAATTCAACGGCAATCCCAACGCTGGCGGCTCTCCCAAGGTTATGCTGATGCAGGCTTGGCAGGGAAGGTACGAATTGCACCAACTTGTGCAGAAAGTCGCCCTCACATGCCGCCAGATGAAGGTAGATCGCCTGCTCGTTGAGAATAAAGCCGCCGGCCACAGCGTAGCTCAGGAGCTAAAGCGCCTTTACGGCTACGAAAACTTTGCCGTGCAGATGTTTGACCCAAAAAGTCAGGACAAACTGTCCCGACTCTACTCAGTCGAACACCTTTTTGCCGATGGAATGGTCTACGCGCCCAATAAACAATGGGCCGACATGGTCATCCAACAGGTCGGGCAGTTCCCCAAAGGCAAACACGACGATTTGGTCGATACCGTAAGCATGGCACTACGGCATTTGCGTGACGCGGGCGTGCTTGTGCGTTACCAAGAGTGGGAAAGCGATATGCGGGAGAGCATGACGTTTAGGGGGAACAAAATGCCCCCGCTCTACCCAGCCTAAACTTGAGGATAAGATGAGCAGAGTGCTTGCTAAGGCAGTGGTTGATGTCGTCAGGGAGCCTACGCCTAAGACAATCGGATGTTTTAAGGTCGAAGTCTGGGGTGAAGACCCGCATGACTACGTGCGTCACTATGAAATCCTAGCAAAATCAGATACACTCGCCGCGCAAGAGGGTATTCAACGCTTCGTTCAGGAAATGGAGCGGCTGGCGGCCAAAGAGGAATAGCTCATGCCGATGACACCGGGCCTGATGCCCAATCTCCGTCAGCTTCCACTGGAGGATGAAGCAACTGCGTCTCCAGAAGAGGTTGTTGTTGAGATTGATGAGGGCGGTGGCGACCGGCCTGAGTTCGACATCAAGGGCAATATCCTCAAGATCGAACATGCTGACGGCTCCGTCAGCGTTTCTCTTGATGGGAACCCCATTGAACGCGCTGCTGAGAACAATACGACCGAGTGGTTTAGCAATCTCGTAGATCGTATTGAGCAGGATGAGCTTTCTCGCATTTCGCGTGAGCTTCTTGAGGGCATTGAAGACGATCTCTCCTCTCGCAAAGAGTGGATTGAAGACCGCGCCCTTGGCATCAAGCTTCTTGGCTTGAAGGTTGAGATACCCAACGTGCAGGGCGCTTCTGATGGCGCGCCTGTAGACGGCATGAGCAAGGTGCGGCACCCCCTTCTTCTGGAGGCAGTGCTTCGGTTCCAAGCCAACGCCCGTTCAGAACTGCTGCCA